TTCGTTGGGTAACAGCTATGGAGTTGATAGGTTGTGGTGCGTTATTTAAGGAAAAGGTTGCAGAGTTTCAAGATATGATAAAGAACGATCAATTAGTAGCAGCTTAATTATAAAAATCACGATAATCTAAAATTTTTTTCCAAATTTTTTCATGTAATTCTTTTCCATCTTTAGTAAGAGTTTTTTCATGATTAGTATGAAATACAGGAAGTATCATCATTAAGTAACTAATTTCCATTGCCTCAAAAACAGGAGGTTTTTTTGAACTGTTAGTCATGGTTGTTTTTTGATAAATTTCATAAAAGGATCAAAAGAGATAAGAACCCATTGTCCATCTTCAGGGTGATTTTTAGGAGCGATATAAGTAAATATATCTTTTGTAGCAGGGTAATAAAAAACCTGACCTTCATAAGGATTTTCAGGAAAGTGAATCCACTTGTCGTTAGGCATCTTCCTGATTCTCCTTTTCAGTAAATACAAGAGTGCATGATGTTGTAGTCATAAGGCTATCAACTGTTTCCCACTCGAAAGGGCAGTCGTTATCAAGTAACCATTCGTATAATTTTGATTGGTTCATTTGTTGTCTCCTATGTTGTGTTGTTTTTTAGCGATTTCGCTATTGATAGTTTGAGCTAGGATATATGGTTCGTATTTCAAATCTAGGTCAAGAGACTCTCTGGCATATTGAAAGTCATCAATATTACCAGAGAGATAGTCCTGATCTAGTGCGGAACGTTTTATTTGATATTCGTAGTATTTACCTTTAGGCATTTGTAATCTCCATATAAGGTGAATCGAAGTCGTCATAAAGGTAGGATTCAGCTTCCCACCAATCGACAATGTAATCAGAATCAAGATATATACAAGTGTGATCGAATAGATCAGGATTCTGTTTCATGTAATCGTGATACCACTCTGCAAAGTATTCATGTAAGTCTTCATGTACTTTGTAGTGTTCAGCAATTTCTTTTGCATGGTGGTTGCAATAGAACTCAAAGTCTTGATTATTTTGGAGCGTTTCTTTCTCCTGCATAACTTGATCTGGTAGTGGGTTGTCAATCATAATTCGCTAGCGAAATTCTCAGTTGAAAGTAATTTTTTTAAGGTAAGTGTTATTTAATATAGCTCCGATTTTCCTGCGTAATTCATCATCTTTATCGTCTTTAGCTTTATGGTAGTCACGAATTAGATCCTGATAAATTTCAGATTTTAATTCAGATTTTTGTTGTTGAAGAATGGACTCTATAGGTTCTATATCGTACATTTCTTCAACTTTAGTAATCCACTTGTAAACTGTTTTATCACTTACACAATAATCAGCAGCAAGTTGAGAAGCTATCTTTGTTTTTTTGATATTGGAACGAAGCATCTCTGCTATCGCTTCAAAGGCTTCATCTCTAGATTCAGTAATATTCATACTGAAACCTCTCTAAGTGTATCTGCATAAAATCTATCCATAAAGGTATCAATATCTTTTTTACTAACTATTTCAAAATTTAATATTTTTTGTATTTGTAATAACCTATATAAAGAAATATCATCTACATCTAAGTAAAGATAAACATTCTGTCTACGAATATTCATCAATTTAGCCATTTTTACTGCTGTAATTTTTTTACTTGCAAAATGACTACATAAAAGCTCTCTATCATTAAAATTTAATTTAACGTGAAAACCTACTGATGTTCTATTGTGGTTTATTTTATGGTAGATATTCATAAGCTCATCTCCTCGAAACGTTTTTGTACTTCTGCAATAACAAAAGGTTCTAACGCGTTGGGAAATTCTTCTTTAACTTCTTCGTAAAGATTTTCAAGAATTTCATCATTTATTGGGTGCGACATATATATACCTCCTACCAAGATGATTGATAATAAAAGCTATCGAAACATTTTCCTGTTCCTGCCATTTTGTTTTGCCAATCCAAACAGGCTTGCATACGTTCCTTAGTGTACTCAAGATCTTCAAAATAATATTTATCGTATTCTTGAGAACCGAAGAAACAACCTGTTGTATTAGGTAAATTAGCTTCAGCTTTAGCTAATTTTGTTTTTGGATCGGATTCAGATAAAATGTTGTCAATTTCTTCAACTAACTCTTTTATCTTTTCATCAGTAACATAACTACGCTCGCAGTTATCGTTCCCACCCTGAACGTTTTCAACGAACCAGTTGTGAATACAATTAACTTTTCTCCAATAAGCTATAGGAATATTAACTGAATAATAATTCCAGTTGGTAAATTCCATTGGAGCGTCTTCAAAGCCAATAGATTCAAGAGTAGTTTTGAAGTCAGAATTAACTGAAATAGTTTTTTTATCGAAATTGTGTTCTGATTGTTGAGTAAAAGCTTTCGTTGAAAAGGTTCCCTCAAAATACATATCAAGACCCATTAGTTGATACCTCCTTGTTTTTGTAGAAATTTAATAATATCGGACATACTGTTGCCGAGCATTTTGATGCCTTCACCTAAATCTTTATTAAGGTCGGATTGCTGTTTGTTTAATTCTTGTTGGCTCGTTGCATAGTTGTAGTTAGCCTCAGCCATTTTGTTTACGATAGTTTCAAGATTTGATAATTTCTTATCAAAAGTGGTTAAGGCTTGTAAAACCTTTTGAAAATCTCTGTCCATAAATTTTGGATAAGTGAACATCCTAACAATAGCATATAAATAACATCATTAGCAAGCCTATGTGGTATTATTAATATGTCAACACATAAATAATTATGAGTCTCATTAAGTCTTACCTCTTTTCTATACAGGAAATGGGTTTTGACCCATACCACCTCAATAAATTATCCTCTGAAGAGTGGGATAACCTACTAACTAAGAGTTTAAAATCTGATCGCAAGCTTTATGAACTGCTTATACTCACAAGATGTAAATTAAAGTTAGAAAAAGATAGGGCTATTTAAAGCCCTTCTTTTTTGTCTTGTAATACCTAAATATCAGTTCAAAACTATGCAGCATTTCATTCTGAAATATCGCTAGTCTTGTTTCTATTTGATGTTGTTCTTCAAGTATGTCTTCATATCTCTGAAGAAAATGTGCTTTTAATTCAGAGATTTCACATAATTTCCTTTGGATTGTAGCTAATTCTTCAAATAAATCTTTATCGTTGGTAATTACACGATCAGATAAATTTGACATTTTAGCTAAGTCTTTTTGAGCCTGAATCATTTCAGGGTCGGTTGCTTTGTATTCTTTCATGATTAATCAGTTGTTAATTTTACTTGGCCTACAGTATTACCATTAATATCTCTGAGTCTTGTTTCAAGTTCCCATGAGGTATCAGGGTCAATTACAGATTCAATCGCATTGGCATAAGATTTTAAAATTCGAGAGATCTCTGAACCTAAATTCTCACTTTCAAATGCTGCATTATCTGTATTTATAGAAATGTTTAAAGTAGTCATAAATTTAGAAAAATAAAGAATAAAAAGTAAAAGAGGAGCTATTGCTCCCCTATTACCAAGTCAGCAGCTTTACTTGACATAGCTAGTGATTTGAAAAGGATCTTTGGATCGCTTTTTAACATAGGACACCAGCTTTCTAAATAAGCTGCGTGGTTCATAGTATCTAAATTAGAAATCTGTAATCTGTTACAAATCAGATAAGCTCCTAATTCAGCAACTAATTCTTCTTGAGCATAAGAAAGATTATTTCTTGATAATCTTGTTTTATGCTTTGTTGAATGAACTGCTTCGTGGGCAAAAGTTGCCAAATAACTTTCGTCATTTTTGAAATTGTATCTTTTTGGAATTACAATCTCGTCACTTGATTCACGATAATAAGCTCTATCTCCACCTTTAATGAGAGTGTTAATCTGCTTTTCCCACTGGAATAATCTGTCATGAGCTTCTTTAACTCTGACATCTAATTCTCTGGGCTTTGCAGTTAGAACTGCATCATCAATTAGCTTTTCTAATTTCTTTGATGCCTGATCGTCTAGGCCACGAATATCCTGAACGTTGAATACCGGAACGCATTTGTAGCTCATATATTGAGCTTTCTTTGCGTCTCCATTTTCGTCAAGTTCTTTCGTTTCAAATTCTCTCAAAAGTGGTTGAAGAATCCGAGCAGACTTTGAGCCTTTCTTAGGTAAACAATTTATGGAGCGTGCCTGACCTGCACCCATAAAGAGTGGCAAGTGCCAGCCCCTAATAGAACTTTGTAAGCATAAAAGAGCAGGATTTCCGCCCTGATATTCATGCCCTGTTAATAAGTTCCTGAAGCCACCCTTAACAGTCCATTCTTTACGCCATAATTTTGTTTGCCCTGATTCAATCGCTTCAATCAGTTCATTCACAATTAATTCTTCAGGTTTGACCTGAGATTTTTTGCCATTCATACGGCCATTCATTACAGTCATGATTTTTTAGGATAAATGAAAATTTTTAGAAAAAAAAGGCACTTTTTACAGTGCCTTAAGGTTTACTGCTCCATTTGTGAAGCAGTGAATTGAAAAAATTAAACAATTGAAAAAAGGATATGTTTTATCCTCGATTCGATCCCAAATAAACCAATCGAAATTCTTTTGAAAAATTTTAAACTTTTTATTTGGTAATAAATCTAAAAGAGCATTTAGTCGGGATTTCGTGGTGTTGGTTTGCCAACCGCACGAATTAATCCAGATGCTCTTTGTCAAGTGATTGTATCGACCAATTAAGTTATCGTGTAAATAAATGTCGCTTATATCTTCAGGTAAATAATAAATTACTTTACTATTTGAAGAATTGAAACATTTTTTGTTTTGGATCGCTTTATTGATCTGCTTTTCAATTTTTTTCATTTTTGTTAATCTCCATTGTTTCAAAATCGTAATCAAGTCTCTTTTGGTATGGTGAGAGAATGTCGAAACATTCCCCCCAATTAATACCAGCGAAATAAAAATCAAATTCGTTTTCGTTCATTAAAAAAAAGCTCCTAATAATCTACGCAAAAATGATCTCTTTTTTATTACTTTGAAACTTGCAGGAATAACAAGTTGTTGACTTTCAGATTTAGCAGGTTTTAAAACTGTAAATCTTGGAAGCTCAACAGATTTCATAACTTCTACTCTGTGTGTGTATTTGGTGCGATTGTTTAGAACTTCACAAACCTTAAGAGCTTGCTTTTGATCATTTCTTTCGCTTACCAAATTCCACTTAGGTTGAAATCCATTTTGATAATCAAGCCCGTTGTACTGAGTGATTGCATAGGCGTAAGCCATAATAAAAAATCCTTAGAATAAAGTGAAAATAGATAAGAGGTGAGATACCTTTTATCTGTTCAGCTGGTGCAGTGCCTTGAAGTAAAGTTTGGAAGAATCAGCGAAGACCAACCGAGGTTAAGGCCTGCTCGAATCCCTGTTTGTCTCTGAGTACACCAGCTGAAGAGATAAAAGAAATATCTCTGTGTAAAGTCCGTTCTCTGTGGACTAGCAGTTTGTATTTGGTGATGGGTCGGCGGCGGGAGATCTATTGCCTCAATCCCGTTGCTGCTGGTTGGCTCCCCATCTCAATCTGTGTTAGGGGCAAGTCCTCATCGGGTGATGAGTATAGCGAGAGCCAGCAGATCCGACTACACGTTATATAAATAATATTAAGGCCAGAATGACATCATGTCAACCCCCAAAATACACCAATTCTGTATTATGTATCAAATGTTACACTGGCCTCAGGATGGCCTCAGACAGGCGAAAAATCTTAGGATACTATCAGACCTGAACAAAATTTTGGCTTCTCTCAGTCGCTTCTAGGCCGTTTTGAGGCCATTTGGGGGGTATGTTGCAGAAAAATTTTCTGCCACATATGGTCCGAGGAACCTAAATATATATCCGTAATCTTCGTTACTAATAAAGATGTACTACTTTGTTTCTACTTTTATAGATAGTTCAGGTGCTTGAATATTAACTGTCTCTACTGACTCTCCGATCACTTTACCTAGTGAATCTAATATTTGTGCTGCTGTCTGTAATTGACCTTTTGAAACTGCTTTATTAAATAATCTCACTCTCATTGCTTGAAGTCTTGGAAGCATATTTTCTCTATCTTTTTCCCAATCTTCGTTATTCCATTGCTTTACTCTGTTCCAATCGTTCCAGGCTGAAGTTTCTGCAATGCCTTCAATCTTTGCGTGTTCTAAAACAAGCTGTCTTGTTGTTTTACCCTCGAGTTGACGAGAATATAATCTTTGACTTCTAGCTTGAATATGCTCTTGAGTATTAGGAGCAAACTTAGCTCTTCTTTTTCTTTTTACTTGTTGTTCTTTATGGTCTGCTGGAATAAAGCCAGACATAAACGATTCAGCCACGGACTCAATCAGATAAGGTATTATTTGAATGATAACCTAGAAAATGTAAATTAGGCTATAAAAAGGGGGTAATAGTTGAAAAATTTGTTATTTTTTAGTGTATGCCTGTAAAAACCGCGCCAGAAATCAGCTTAAGATATGCCCAGGGTCAAGTTTTTAACTGCGATAAACGATTTCGTGTCCTCGTAGCTGGTCGAAGATTCGGAAAATCATATTTATCTTGTATTGAATTAATTCGTGGAGCGATTAATCGACCAGGGGAGACATATTTTTACTGTGCACCTACATATCGCATGGCAAAAGACATTGCGTGGAAAGAATTAAAGAGATTAGTGCCAAAAATCTGGATAAAAAGCAAAAATGAGACAGATTTAAGGATTGAATTGATTAATGGGTCAACAATCGAGTTAAAAGGGACTGAAAATGCAATGGCTTTGAGAGGAAGGAGTCTTTCGGGAGTGGTTTTAGATGAAGCTGCGTTTATGGATCAAGATGTATGGGCTGAAGTTATAAGACCAGCTTTGGCTGATAAACAGGGTTGGGCTTTGTTTATTAGTACACCTGATGGTACTGCAAGTTGGTTTTACGATATGTGGTGTTTTTGTGGAGAAACCGAAAGAGATGATTGGCAAAGATGGAGTTTTACCACGATTGAAGGGGGTAATGTCGCTCCAGAAGAAGTTGAAGCAGCTAGAGGTCAATTAGATGCGAGGACATTTAGGCAAGAATTTGAAGCTAGTTTTGAAAATTTAACTGGTTTAGTAGCTATTAGTTTTGATGATGAGAACATTTCTAAAAAAGTTCAAGACTTACACATGATGCCTTTGTTAATAGGATTGGATTTTAACGTAGATCCAATGGCAGGAATTTGTGCAGTTAAGCATAACGATTGTCTTTATGTATTTGATGAGATCATGTTGACGGGTGGGGCAACAACTTGGGATTTTGCGGAAGAAGTTACGAGGCGATACGGTGTAGATAGACGAATTATTGCCTGTCCTGACCCTACGGGTAGTGCGAGAAAAACAAGTGGGGTTGGTGTTACAGACCACACAATTTTAAGAAGATCTGGTTTTACTGTTATGAGTCCTAAATCACCTTGGAAAGTTAGAGATAAGATAACTTCTGTTAATACTGCATTGCTTGATGCAAATGGAGATCGAAGAACTTTAATACATCCAAGGTGTAAAGAATTAATAAAATCGCTTAGAACTTTGACTTACGCTCCAAATACAGGGATGCCAAATAAAAACTTAGGGGTTGATCACGCATTTGACGCTTTCGGATACTTATGTCTCCAACAATTTAATCTTGCAAAACCAGAGACATTAGGTCAAACTTCGTTTAGAATATACTAAGAAACCTAATTCTTATCATGCCTTATCACACTGGAATGAAGAAAAAGAAGAAAAAGAAGAAGGGAGGTAAAAAACGTGGCGAATGTTCCTGTAAATAAAGCGTTATACTCTAGGGTAAAGTCAGAAGCTAAACGCAAATTTGCTGTTTACCCTTCAGCTTACGCTAACGCATGGCTTGTACGAGAGTACAAAAAGCGTGGTGGCACTTATCGCACAGGAACTAAGAAACGTGGCAAGAAGTAGCGGTGGTCTAACCCGTTGGTTCAAGGAAAAATGGGTAGATGTCAAAACTGGCAAGCCTTGTGGTCGTTCAAAAGGCGAAAAACGAGGCTATCCTGCCTGTAGACCCAGTAAACGTGTCTCAAGTAAGACACCTAAGACTACTGGAGAGATGTCAAGTGCTGAAAAAGCACGATTTAAACGTGAAAAAACAGGTAGTAAGAAGATAACTTATCAACATAGACGAAAAAAGAAGAAAAAATAACTGTAAAAAACGCAGTTTCAGGGTAATATAGTCATATATATACTTTTTTCCTTTGGATCATGGCATTTTTTAGTGGAGAGGAGGGTTCTGTTAAATTTTCTAAAGATGGATCAGAAGCTCTTGCAACAGTTATTTCAACAACAGGTTGGTCACTTGATATAACAAAAGATACTCTAGATTGCACTGCTCATGGTGATAATTCTAGAAAATACATTGGAGGTCTAATTTCTGGATCTGGTAGTATTGATTTTTTATATACTGCTGCTACTGCCACTGACGCAACAGGTGAAATACTAAGGGATGTATTACAATCAGGTGATCCAGCAGATGCACAATTTGAGTTATTTCTTAATGGTTCTAATAAAGTAACTTTTAATGGCATTATTACAGGAACAAGTTTAACTGCAACAACAGGTGATCTTGAGACTGTAAATGTAAGTTTTCAAACTAATGGTGATATTAACGGTAATGACTTGTAATGCCAAAAAGTTCTTATTCAGGTAAACAACGTAAATTAGCTAGGGTTGCCCCACCAAGGGATAAGATTACTGGTGCTGATTTTAAAAAACTTAAAGCCAAACGAAAAAAGAAAAAAAAGTGAAACTTACCACTCGCCAAAAAAACTTATTAGAAAAACATTCTGAGCATCATAGCGATAGGCATATGGCGTTTATGAAAAGGCGAATGAGAGCAGGAGATACTTTTACTCAAGCTCATAAAAAAGCACAAGCAAAGGTGGGTAAATAATGGCTAAACGTAAACAAGTAAATTTAAGTGTAGGAAGAGGGGAAAAGTCTAAAACAGGTGGACTTACTGCAAAAGGTCGTGCAAAGTATAACCGTGCAACAGGTAGTAATCTAAAAGCACCAGTAACAGGAAAAGTAAAACCTGGTAGTAAAGCAGCTAAAAGAAGAGCATCTTTCTGTGCAAGGATGTCTGGTATGCCTGGACCAATGAAAGATAGTAAAGGCAGACCTACAAGAAAAGCGTTAGCTTTAAAGAAATGGAGGTGTCGTTAGATGACATACGCTGTACCTGGTCCAATCCGAACAAACATTGTCTCATCTACTTCTGTAGGTGGGATAGACAGCCCTTTTACTCGCACGAGGGCTGTCCTAGATATGATGAAAGGTTGGGAAATAATGAAAGCAGTAAGTGAAGGTACTGATTATTTAAGACAAAATAGTGAAGCATTTTTACCTTTAGAACCCAGAGAAGATTATGATGCTTACCTTGCGAGAGTAAATAGAGCAGTGTTTAGTCCATTTACGCAAAGACTAATAAGAGCAGCCACAGGTCTTGTTTTAAGAAAACCAATAACACTGACAGGAGATCCATATTGGACTGAAATGTTTAAGATGGATGTCGATGGATGTAAGTCAGATTTAGATGAATATGCAAGAAGAATATTAATGTGTTCTCTTACTTATGGTCAAAGTCACATTCTTGTTGATTATCCTGCACCTTCAGGAGCAGTAAGTCTTGCAGAAGAAAGAGCACAAGATAGAAGACCATATTGGATTGAAGTCGACCCAACAAATCTTTATGGTTGGAGATTAGACAGAGAATCAAATTATGGAAACTTGATACAGGTGAGACTAGCTGAAAAAGCTGTATTACCCGATGGACAGTTTGGCGAAAAAGTATTCGACCAGATAAGAGTAATAGAACCAGGAAAATATAGAGTATTTCGTAAAAAAGAACAGATAGAAGAGATGTATGACGTTGCAGATAATAGTGTTACTGGTGATTTTGAGATGGGTTCAGCAGATAAAGACTACAAACAGGTAGAATCTGGTAATTTTTCTCTTGGAGAAATACCTTTAGTTACTATTTATTCTGGTAAAACAGATAATTTAGTAAGCAAACCACCTTTACTTGATATTGCATACTTAAATCTTGCACATTTTCAAAGACAAGCTGATTTAATACATAGTTTGCACGTTGCATCTCAACCAATGCTTGTAATGGAAGGCTATGACGATCAGACCAAAGACCTTGCTATATCTGTAAATTACGCAATGGCAACTCAGCCAGGGAATAAAGTTTATTATGTAGAGCCAGCTTCCAGTGCTTTTGATGCTCAATCTGCTGAGATAAAAGAATTACAAATGCAAATGGCTACTCTTGGTATCAGCACTTTAAGCCAACAAAAGTTTGTAGCTGAATCTGCTGATGCTAGGAGATTAGATCGTGTAGATACAAATTCCATGCTCGCAATGGTATCTATGGAATTAGAGCAAAAACTTCAAAAAGCATTTAATTTATCTGCTGAATATGTAGGTATTGAACCACCAGAAGTAAAAATTAGTAGAGATTTTGATATTGAAAGGTTAATTGGTCAAGATATTACAGCTTTAACCTCATTATTTGACCAACAAGTCATTGATAGAGATGAATTTAGAGATATTTTGGTACAAGGTGAAGTTTTACCAACAGCAAATGAAGCCAAATCCGAATAGTTTGATACAATGATAGACAAGTACATACATTTTTATGGCTGGATCAATAGATCATGTTCTGCAACCTGACGGAACTTATAAATGGGAAGTAGTAGAGCCAAAGACTGAAGCACAAAAAGTTGCTGAAGCTTGTCCTGCTCCTGAACCAAAGACAACTAAGAAAAAAGTTGCTAAAAAGAAAACTGATAGTCCTATTACTGAATAATTATTAATGGCAATCGAAGAAAAAGTAATTCAGCCTGATTCCGTGAATCCTCCTGAACAGCCCGTGGCTGAAACTCCTTCACAACCACAAGCACCAAATCTTGATTCTATAAAAGCAGAATATGAAGCAAAATTAGCTGCTGCTAAAAAAGAAGCTGCTGAAGCACAAGAAAAATTTAAAGGCATCAAAGGTAAACTCGATGATGTTTATAAACAAAAAGAAGAAAAACGTACCAAAGACTTAGAAGAACAAGGTCAATGGAAAACTCTTTGGGA